ATTGTTTTATTATTATAGAAGTTGATCCCGTTAGCATACGAGAGTCTAACGCCGTCAGTTAGCGTATTTTTTATCGTCATATCATGGATGTTAACGTTTCTCACAGGATCAGCGAATGTTCCAGCGAAGTAGAGGCCAGGATAGTACCCATCTCCCCACTGAGAAGCCGCATATTCCGGCTGATTCGCATAGTTTCCATCCAATGTGATATTTGACATTTCAAAATTTTGGGTTGCAGTTCCTAAGCCACCGATCTGATTTAGAATAGGTTTCCAGATACCCCATCCTGCGGAGTTGTGGAGTCTAAGAACTGCTGTTGTATCTCCTGTAAAAATAGTATTCGATCCTGCAAAGAGTTGAGCAGCGATATCATAAGTATAAGGTCCTCTCAAGTAGACAGTTACAGGAGCCGAAGGCGTACCGTTCGTGTTCGCATATGCAAGAGCCACATTTATTTGTACGTTATCGGCTGCGCCGTCTACCGTGTAGTCGTCTGTGCCTGAATTTGAGATATAGACAGTTACCATTTTTACAGCCCCGCTGATTTAGCGTTTGACGCGCTTATTTTATCGCCGTTATAATTAATCGTCTGTTTATTCACGGTTGAAACTACTTTCACGTTGCCTTCTCCGGTTCCTGATCCACCTGATTTCGTCACTCCGGATGTACCGGAAATACTTGAGGAACCACTAGACGAACTACCAGACGACGAACCGAGCTTAAACAGTTCTGACCCCACTGCTTTTGCTTTATCCCATATATTATCTAGTTTCGTCCAGATGTTCCCCAGACTGGTTATAGTAGTTGAAAACGAGAACCCGCCCATTTTTGATAAGGAAGTGTTCGCGTCATCTGTTTTTTTCTTGTCAGTGTCTATGGCAATTCCAGCCGTCCCTAAATTACCAAACAGATTACTGAACGGGGAATAATTTGTAGTGTTAAGAGTCGTGTTTAGTGTCTCTACTTTTTTGGTGTCATCATCGGTGAGTTCTCCGACGGTTGAAACATTTGCTTGGATAGTGGAAAACACTAAACCGTTAGTGTTTATGAAAGTTGAATTCATAATGTCCGTGCTGGATGTAGTGTCCTCAACTTCGCCTCTGGTATCAGATACTTCGCCTTGTAGTGCTCCAAAATCAAAAGCGTTTGCGTTTGTCATAGCTTCCTGCCATGTAATTGAGGCAGCTTGAGAATCTGTTAAATCAGACGTTGCATCTGTAATTTCACCCTGCAAATTATCCAGTTTTGTATTATCGAGAATAACAACATCGTTCCCCATTTCGTTAATTATTTTATCCAGATAACCGGATTCAATCTGGGCGTCTGTCAGCCCTTCCGTGAAAATGGTAATGCTGCCATGTGGTGTCTCGAAAGTCAGCGTACCGAGATCCTTAAGCGGAGTAATCATCCCATCAGCAGAAACTTTAACAAGTTCATTGGCATCATTCAAAATTATGAGTTCGTCTTTTACGGTGCGAATACCTCTGGTTAGTTGGTCCAGATCAGTACCCGACATAAACTCAATGTTTGCCCCTACTTTCGTATTGACATCATTCATTAGGTCAGCGACTGCTTTTTCATATGTCGTGGATGTGGCATCTATGGAAGTCTGCGCCGCGTAGTTCGCTTCTTCTATGTTAGCCGCCCAATCCCACGCATTATCTGACCATCTTATAAGGGAATCATAAGCGATGTCACCGGCTTCTAATGTCGTTTCGGCTGCATCCTCTGTACTCTCTTGCATCTTGTGAAAAGCTGCTTCGTATCTATCTGCGCTTTCGCCTACATTCTGAACGCCGTCAGCCCATCGGGATTTTATATTATCCCATGCTGTCCCAACCGAGGCTACAACCCCGTCTAAGCCGAGGTCAGAGGCAACGTCTGATAATACAGCTTTAAATCCGTCTAGATATCCTGAAACATCACTTATAGCCTGACTTATTGTACTTGCCAGCCCATACCAGACAACTCTGCCCATGTCATAGAGCAGACTAAACGCTCCTGAAACGAGCCCTGTTTTTTCTTCCAGGTACAAGAGAGCAACACCGACTAACGCGATTGGTGCAACCCAAGCGGATAGAGCGGCTGCCACTGCCGCGCCTGATATATGTAATGCGCCCATTACAGTTCCAACGCCGCCGATGAGAACGCCCAGTGTCCCGAGCACAGTAAGAATCGAAAGCCCTATTGTTGCCAGCCCTGCAAACGCAACAACCGTTTTTTGAACCCAATCTGGGAGAAGCGAATAAGCAGTTGTCAATTTAGAAATAGCCGTAATCATCGGTTTTATGAAAAACGCTATGTCTTCCCCGATTTCAATTTTAAGAGATTCAAATGCTGCTTTAAGCTCACGGACTGCCCCCCCTAGACCGCCCTGCATCTCATCGGTCATTTTTTCCATGTAGCCGAGATTATTTTCAAGCTCTGCGGTGTTTTCTTTGAGTACTGCTGATCCTTGCTTAATGATTGCATACATCATAGGGCCGGCTCGCTGTCCGAAAATGGTTACAGAATCCGCGAGGGAGAGATGTTTTTTATTAAGGACATCAACGACTTCGGCTAGGTCTTTCGACGTGAGGTTGATATCATTTGCTGTAAGACCGTATTTTGATAATGCGCCCACTGCTGCATTTGTGGGCGTAATCATCCTGGTAAACGCCATTCGGAGGTTAGTGCCTGCTGTACTGCCCCTTATACCTGCGTCTGCTGCTGCCATTAACAGAGCTGTAGTTTCTTCAAGCGAGACATTAAGCGGGGCTGCTGCCTGTGCTGCGTATTTTAAAGAATTGGCAAATTCTGTAATCTCTGCGGTTGATTCATTTGCACCCTGCGCGATTACATCCCCGATGTGCCCCATGTCTTCAGCAGTGAGATTATAATTCGTCATTATCGAGGTTGTGACTTTAACGGCGGTTCCTAGATCGGTAGCACCTGCACGAGCGAGACCGAGTATAGCCGGTATTCCCGCATAGATCTCTTTCATATCGAGGCCAGCCTGAGCAGCTAAAACCATAGCATTTGCGGTTTCTGTGGCTGTGTACCCCATACTCGTTCCGGCAGTTTTAGCAAACTCCGATAAAGAGGCAAAATCGTCTTTTGATGCACCGATAGCGGCTGAAACTCTCCGCATGGCATCGTCAAACTGCATAAAAGTGCTTGTGGCTTCTTGGAACCCTGAAACGAGCTGTGCGGTTGCCATTCCTACAATTGCAGTTTTGACAATTCCCATTTGAGAGCCGAGAGCCGAAGCCTTTGTAGTAAGACCAGTAAAAGAGGATTCTACTTTTGAAAGTCCGCTTGAAACGGTAGATCCAAAAGTCGCACCTATGGAAGATCCCAAAGACGTTACTTTAGAGCCAACCGAAGAAAAAGCGGCTGTGATGCCTGCGAGATCCGAGTTAATAGTACTTTTCAATCCCACTGTAGCAACAATAGAGCCTACAACAGTTTCGGACATCAAATTTCACCTTCTGAGGCTACCCTAACAAGACTAAAAAGTACTCGAAACACATAGACCACCGTTTTTTATTGATAATTGATTTTTCCACCAAGAGCAAGAGTCGAATTTCTCAACATTAATTCATACTGTTCAACAGTAGGTTTCTCTTTTTTTTGCTGAGGGAGGAATTCTTTTACTTCATGAGGTTTTTTATCCTTCTTTTGGAAGTGAGGGGCGTTTAGAACAGCCGTTAAAAGTTCGGCGTGTCTCTGGCTTTGAATTTCCTGCTCAAATCTGAATTGTTCCCCGGCCTGTTCAATCATTAAGGATGTTTCGGCTGGTGTGAATTTCCAAAAATCAAACGGGGAAATTTTGCACAGCCTGAATAACATCCCTTGCATCTGATCAATTAACTCTTGTGGGGTTTGATCTTCGGGGGCTGTTCCCCCGGATCATTCCCCCGTTCTGCGATAAAACCGGCTGCTTTCAAACCTTCTGAAATCGGGGTGGTGATATCCGCGATGGATTTGCCATCCATAAATTCAGACATTATTTTCCCTACTTCCCCAGGTTGCATATCCGGGAATTTGTGCAGGAATCCAGCCCATAGTAATATTCTAAGCTGTTTTGGACCTAGTCTCCTGAGTACAATGTCAAAATCCGCGAATGATTCAACACCGAGAGCTTCACACAGTTTTTCATATGAGTCCCAATCATACCGAAGGGTGTACTCATTCCAGAATGGGATTTCTTTTAGAACCATTTACGCGCCTCATGCTGCCGGTCTTGTAATTATTACATTGTAGACAGTGGCGGCTTTGCTTGTCTCCTTTACAACAATTGGGACTGACATAACAACATCTGTCCCGGCTGCCCCAATTGTAATAGTTCCATTACCACCCGAGGCAACTGTTACTCCGTTGACCGTAATCGCAGCGCCAGCGCACACCGGGACAATAACCGTTTGAGTATCGGCTGCTGCTATTGTTGTGGTATAAGTGTAGGTAGTGCCTGCGAATGTACCAGGGACTAATACCTCGCCTGTTACAGTGAGTCCAGTCAGCGCGCTCTTCGTTACTGAAAACTCAGGAGCACCTGTAACTTTTATTTTACAGTTTAAAATAAGAATCTGATTTTCAATTACGTGGTCGTAGGTTTTCACAATCCCATAAAAAGACTGAGAAGACCCGCTTGGGAAACTCGTAATAAAAAGGTATGCTGTTCCTGCTGCGTATGCGGTTGCTAATGCCTGCTGGCCGAGATCACCGTCTACTGCATTGCACTTAAGTTCACATTCGCCGCCGTCTTTTCTTCCAGCGAGATATTCTTTCCATTCGCCTGAATCCTGATTGGTTACTTCTATGTCATCAGTGGTTGTCTGAGGCTGTGGGACCCCATCATCAAGGATTTCGCCTATAGCTACTCCGCCAATTGTAACCGTGACCCCTCTGGCTACGGTTGCTGAACTGTTTACATATACCATTTTTTTGCTCCGTTCTGTTTTTAGTGTGTTATTGGATTAAAAGTGAAAAATTAACTGAATATATTGTTGCTCCTGAATTTGCTCTTGATAACAACCCAGGCGGTCCTTTTGCCTGGATGTAAAAAAATCTTGTAGTTCCTATCAGGATGTTAGAAAGATCCCCGATAAGAGCATAGATAGAATCCGCTTTTGATTTTGCAGTTGATCCGTTGGAATTTCGCACAAGAACATTAAGATTGACTTGGTGAGGGTTTCTTTCTCCCGATACGATGTTATTCAGGTTACTACCAGGATATGGATTCAGAGTGATACAGTTAGTCACTTTGTCAAATCCGTTGTAGAAAATATCAGTTCCTAGCGTGCCTATACTGTTTGTTTGCAGGTGAGTACCCAAATCAGCGAGATAAGTTTCAACCGTCAAGAGCGTCCTCCATTGCTGAATTTACATTGGACTGTAATTTTAGAGAGTACATGTTCAAAGGAACTTCAAGATACTTCCACTGAGCATTCGGGGGATTATAGTGATTATACGGGATTTCATGGACCCAATACGCATAATCGACTTTTGAATTTCCGTATGATATCTTTCTTATATAACGTGAATTTGTATTTTCTACAATCGTGTCTTCCGCAGATCCTTTTAGATCGCCTGTATCTACCGGACAAAAAGTTTCCGTGCTGACTAAAAATATTTCGTGCGTAGTGTCATCGACTGCTTTTTTTGCAGCGTTCCACATGGCATCTGAAATTAATTTAGTTTTAAATGCACATTCAGCAGCAGTCATACAGATTCTCCAGGTTTCAATCTCCCTAGATATACCTCAATGTACTCTACTTTTTTAGTTCGATAGTTCATAGCAGGGCAGATAGAACCTACATACGGCTTTGAACCATCCGGTAACGTAATTCTGGAATCATATGTTATAGCGGTTCCAGCAGGGAGAGCTACCCACGCGGAGGTTATGATTTCATTGCCTCGTGAGTCGATCATATTTTTTATGATGTAATCTATGTTTGCTTTTACAGATACTGAAGTCCCATAAGTGGAATTATGGTAAGCATCCTTAGATACAAGAGGCTCGATTGTGACGCTCTGCACGAATTTCATCACACGCCCTCATACTCGTCTGAATACCCGTGCATGATCTCAGGAACATATGAATCAGTTCTCCTGACTCCATCAATGTCTGCGACGGCTGAAAGATCTGCAATCTCAGCATGCTCCGAGTCATATTCTGCGAGAACCGCGTAAACTCTATCAAGCCATGCCGAGGAAGTCTTAACCTGTGACTTCCAAGAAGAATCTTTGACACTTTCAGAGATGATTGTGCCCTTCCCGTGCCTGTTTTCTAGAATGTCGCACACAATAAATGCAGTGAGTTCTTCATATTCTCCTGTTGTAAAACTCCTAGAACCTATGATTCTATCAAGGCGTGCCTCCGCATTTGTTTTTAGAGTGGCTAACTGTGCATCCGTGATATCATCTGTTGCCAATGCTCCTACTCTGTACTCTGAGTATAGCTCGATAATATCCGCGAGAGTCATGTTCACACCATATTAAATGTAATCTGTAACAGATCAGTATCAGCCGCGTCTCTTGCAGGTGCTGTGTAGGTTAGTACTCCATCCACGATGGAAATCGGGATATCATCATATTTTGAGTCCTCGCAGTCGTAAATTATATAATTTGTAGTGAGATCCTTGATTCTCAGAACCTGTTCGACTGTTACTGTATTGTATGGACTCGATAGAGTGATTGTCTTCTCACTAGCATCGAAAGCGTAATAATCAGGATGCACTACCTTAACTGCACTTGTTCCTGTGATTGAAATTTCTGAGATATCAGTTTCCAGGGAATCCAGGGTAGCTGTTCCTCCTCCTGTAATGGTGGCAAGTTCAGAGGTTTTCGCTATCGGCGTTGCTGTATCAAAATCTGTTAATGCTCCGGCAGCTTGTGTTTTGATAGCTGCAAGTGTCAATAGATCCGTTTTTGCTTTTATCAGGTCCACATTGCCGCCAACTGCGGAGAGCGCGGATGCTGTTGCTAGCGCCGCGTCTGATATTGCGGTGTCTACTTCTGCGTTTATGGCTGCAAGAGTTAATGTGCTCGTAGTTGCTGTGTGTACGGCTGCGCCTTCCGTTCCTGACCAAACGGCTGTTGCTATCAGTGACGGAGGAGGAGCAATATTTACCATTAGGAAACCTTCCCCCTCGTCACATGAAACATTAATTTCAACTGAATCGTATGGAGAAACCGCGAGTGCAGCCGGAACATTTACTAAGAATCTCAGCATTGTATTATTATACGCCGAGATCGTCACGGATTCTTCGGATAACGTACCGTTTACATAGATTGTAAACGTTGGTGATGTTGCGGTTGTTGCCAGTTCGCCGGTAGTCAAAGATCTGATCTGTACCGGATGGCTCTTTTGTGTACCGACAATTTGGAACATTTCATTTTCCTCGTTGTATTCTAAAATTGGATAGATATAATTAACGGGTTCTTCCTCGTTTGCTGTAAAATATGGTTCAGTTGCAATATATTTTCGGATATAAACATAATCAATAGCTATAGCTGCCTCGGTTGTCTGATCACCTCTCGACACCGCGAATCTTA